AAGACTCTGAGCAAACTTGGAGGAGATGTAACTATTCGTCAGGTTACTGCTGGCACTTATAACACAACAACTGGTGCGATAACCGAGTCGACTTCGGATACAACTATTAAGGGCGTTTTAAGTAATGTTTCAAGATCAGAAGTAAACGATCTTATTGAGTCTCAAGATAAGATTTTAACAATATCGGCTGGCGATCTTACCTTTGTGCCAACAACAAAAGACCGAGTTGTCATAAGCAGCGTTGAGTTTAAAATTATTCAAGTGACGATAAATGAGCAAAATAACACTCCAGTAAGTTTTGATCTTGTTCTGAGGTAATTATGGCTAGAGAAATCAGGCTGTCAGCAATCGGTGATCACTTTGAGCAAAAAGTAATCAACACCGTTAGGAAAGCAACTTTAAAGGCAGAAAAAGATATTAAATTTTTTACTCCAGAGGACACAGGAACTTTAAGAGGTTCTTGGGAAAGTGACATAAAACCTTTTATGGGAGTTGTATTTACTGATGTTGAATATGCAGAGCCTGTTGCTTATGGCACAAATTTGCCACCAAGCTGGGGAGGAAAATACAGAACACGAAAAAATACTATTAAAGGCTATCCAGAACTTATTGCAAAACAACTGGAACAATATATTTCAGATCAATTTAGGAGTGCATAATGGCTGCAATTGATTTAAACACAGTCAGATCAACTATCGAAGGCAGACTTGCAACAGAGCTTGCATCAAGTCCAGCAATTCCTGTTGTATTTAACAACATGGCTTTTGATTCCACGACTGAGGACACTTTTGTTCAGTGTTTAACAAGTTTTGGATCTGGAAATTATCTTACGATGGGTGGCTCTGCCAATTCAACAAACAGAGTCGTTGGTTTGATGTTATTAAATATTTTCACTGAAGAAGGTATCGGTGCTGGCTCAAACTTGACGATTGGCAAACGGCTGCGTGACCTTTACAATAATATTACAGTTTCAAATGTTATTTTTGATTCACCCATCGGCCCTGAAGTTTTAGCATCTAGCCCTGAAGGTAAGTTTCAAACTCAAATAAGAATAACCTTTGAGATATATGAGGATCTTTAATCATGGCAAAACTTGAAATCACAGAAGAAATGCTTGATGCTATCGAAGCTGTCAAAGGCGTAAGAGATTCAAGAATGTGGGATCCTAATTGTAAAAGATATATGGAGAATCAACAAAATTCTCAAAAAGATGTAAAAAAGTCTGAAAAGGGTTAATATATTTATAAATCTTTCTTTTTTTTGTTATGGCTGCTGTAAAAGGTGATGTCGGTAAAATAATGTTCCATAACGCTGCTGGAACAGAAGCTGATATATCAGGTCTTAGAAATTGGTCTTTATCAATTACTAAAGATACTCAGGAAACCACAGTTCAGGGTGATACCTCAAAAACTTTTGTTGGCGGTCTTATCTCTGGTGAAGGATCAGCAACTCTCATTTATGACAATGCTGGTAACTCTGATTATTTAGCATTTGTTGAAGATATTTTAACAACTGGTGATGCTGGTGATGCCTTATTTGAGTTATTTCCAGACAGTTCAGCAAGTGCTAAAAAGTTTGGTTTTTCTGGAATCATAACAGGTGCTGAGTATGGAGCAACCATAGGAGAAATTCAGGAAATAAATATTTCGTTTATATCGACAGGTGCAATCACTTCAGACATATAGTAAATTTCTAACAACTAACAACATATAACATGGCAACAAAAAGAACCGTTGATTTAATCACTGAGGCTTTCAGTGATGTGATGACAGCAAGAAGAAAGTACGAACTAAAAAAGCCAAACGGTGATTTGTTAAAAGAAATATATTTTCCACCTTTGACTAGATTTGATAGAAAAAAAGCTCAAGTTGCTGCTGGAACCGATGATGCTTTAACAATATCTACAAAACTTCTTTGTCAAATTGCAGAGAATGAAGATGGCTCAAAAGCATTTCATTCTGCTGATGCAGAAAATCTACAGAGATTTTTACCTGAAACAGTTTTGAATGATCTTGAATTATTTATGATGGATATTCAAGTTGATTTAGATACAGCAAAAAACGAATCAGGCGAGATAACTGGCTAAATTTTGAGTTTTTTCTCGCAACAGAATTAGGTAAAACATTAATTGAATTGAGAAAAAGTATCACAGAAGAGGAGCTTGTACATTGGGCTGCTTATTATGAAGTTAAAAATGAGAGGGAAAAACAAGAAATAAATCGTCAAAAGAACAAAACAAGGTAGTATATAATAAAGGTTATTTGTATTTGTGGCACAATCAACAGTCAGATTAATAGTTGATGCACAAAACGCAGTCTCTCCTCTAAGAAGAGTGAATGATGCTACAAAGAATTTAAGTAAAAATACAGATAAATTAAAAAATAGGTTAAATAAATCAAACAGAGCCATAAGAGACTCGGGAAGATCTGCAACGGCTGCTGCAGGTGGATTCAGAACTCTTAATAGATCGCTTGGTCCTTTACTAAAAATATTAGCTGTTATTGGAGCTACAAGATTTGTTTTTATTAATGCTGCTGATATTGAGACTCAAAGAAAGAGCCTAGAGGTTCTTACTGGTTCTCTTTCTAAAACAAATGAAATAATTAAAGAATTACAAGACTTCGGTGCTGTTACTCCTTTTAAAAGTAGTGAACTAATTGAACAAACAAAACGATTAAAAGCTTTTGGTTTTGAAACTAATGAATTAGTAGACACCACAAAAAGGCTTGCTGATGTTGCGGGTGCTACTGGAGCAGATTTACAAGGTATTGCAACAGCCTTTGGACAGATAAGAGCAAAAGGAAAATTACAACAGGAGGAAAATTTACAGTTATTAGAAAGAGGAGTTGATATAACAACCGAACTTAAAAACATAACTGGTTTACAAGGCGAGGCTTTTGAAAAAGCACAAAGGCAAGGAAAGATTGGAGCTGATCTTGTAAATCAAGCACTCATAAATTTAACAAATGAAGGTGGAGCCTTTTTTGAAGGAGCTTCCTCACAAGCAACAACCCTTAATGGAAAGTTATCCACTCTGATAGATTCAACTGAAAGTTTAGCAAGAACAATTGGAGATCAGTTATCACCAGCAATTAAAGGTGCATTAGACTTAGCAACAAAAGGTGTGGTGGCGATTGAAAAAATATTTAGCAGGTTTGGAGATATTGGAGATATTGGTTTGGGTAATGTTGCAAAAGCAGAGCAAGATGCACAAAGAGATGCAGCAAGACTAACAGCGACCAAGTTTGGAACTAATTTCAAAGGTGAAAGTGTATTTGCCAGTAAAGAAGAGAATAAATTTTTTAAAAAACAATTTGAAATTTTAAAACAACAAAATATTGAAAGAGAAAAGTTAAAACAAAAATCTTTTGAAGAAGTCCAAATTATTGAACAAGTAAATCAAAAACATGAAGAGGGAACAAATAAGATTATTAAAAAAGGAAATGAAATAACTAAAGTTAATGAAAATTTAAAAAAAACAAAAACAGATGCAGATCAATTAAAGGAAAAATTTATGGAAATAGGTCAAAGTGTGGAGGATGGGATTGTTTCAAATCTCACTGACGCAGTTATGGGAACAAAAACATTGGCACAAGCAGCAGTAAGTGTTCTTGATAATTTGAAGAGAAAACTTGTTGAGGTTGCCATTCAAAGAGCTGTTTCTGGTATTGGAGGGAAGCTTGGAGGTTTTTTAGGTGGATTGTTTGGCAAGAGAGCAAGCGGTGGCCCTGTATCTGCTGGTGGTGCATATCTTGTTGGAGAACGTGGTCCAGAGATTTTGCAGATGGGTTCAAAAGGTGGGAATATAATTCCAAACAATGCAATAGCTGGTGGAGGAGTAACAAATGTGGTGACCGTAAACGTAGACGCAAAAGGCTCATCTGTGGCTGGTAATGGTTCTGGGGCTGATGCATTAGGTCAGTTAATTGGTGGTATAGTTCAACAAACCCTTGTAAAAGAACAAAGGGCTGGAGGTTTATTAAATAGATAATGGCATCTTTCCCATCAATCACTCCTACTTATGGGATGAGAAAAACAAGCTCACCAAAGGTAAAGACAACTCAGTTAGGTGATGGTTATGAGTTTAGAGCTTTATATGGCCTTCCATTAACTCAAGACCCGAAAGTATATGATCTTACTTTTAATGTGTCTGAGACTGAATCAGACGTTATTGAAGGCTTTTTGAGAAGTAGGGTTGCAGATCAGGCTAGTTTTTCATTTACTCCACCAGCAGAGGGGTTCACAAAAACAGGCACATATTCGCAAAGCACCACGACTGTGACCATAACAATCACACAGCATGGGGTAGCTATTGGTGATGTTTTGACAATTGATTACACATCAACTGCTAGTGGTTCTCCTACTGATGGTGATTTCGTTGTTGCATCAGTAACAAATGATAATGTATTTACAGTGACCGCAGCTTCTTCTGCAACAGACAGTGGTAATGTTTCAATCACACTATCTGGTGCTGGTAAATATGTTTGCGATTCTTGGACAAAGACAATACCTTATAACAATCGAGCAATAATTAACTGTACTTTTAGAGAGGTATTTGAACCATAATGGCAAATCCTGTTTCACAGCTACAAGAACTTACAAATAAATCTATTATAGAGTTGTTTTCTGTTGAACTTATACCCGATCTTCATTACACAAAATCAGCAAAAACAGCCACATATAGTCAATCAGGAACAACTATAACAATCTCATTAACTGCTCATGGATTTTCTACTGGCCTTATTTTAAGTCTTGATTTTACATCTGGTGATGGTATTGATGGAATTTACACAATACAAACAGTTGCTACAGATTCTTTTACAGTTACAGGAACGACCTCACAGTCTACAAGTGGAAATGTATCTTTTAATGTAAATACAACATTAACTGATGCTACAGTTTTTCTTTTTCATGCTGGTAATAACATGAAAGATAGTGGTGACATTGTTTGGCAATCTAATACATACGCAAGGATGCCATGTAGGGCAGAGGGTTTCAAATATTCTGGAAAAGGTTTGCTTCCTAGACCAACTTTAGTATTTTCAAATTTACTTGGAACAATTACAACGATTATTTTGCGTGTTAATAAAACAACACCTTTCATAGATTTACAGAGAGCAAAGGTTACACGCAGACGCACATTAAGTAGATTTCTTGACGCAACAAATTTTTCATCTAACATAAATCCATTTGGTACTCCAGATCCAACAGCAGAACTGCCAAGAGAAGTGTATTTTATAGATAAGAAAGCGACTGAAAATAGAAATATTGTTGAGTTTGAAATGGTAAGCAGCTTTGATTTAGCTGGAGTTGGTGCCCCAAAAAAATTAGTTACAAGAGACGACTTTAAAGGTGTTGGAACTTTTGTTAATTTTTAGATATGAATTGGAAAGAATCTTTTAAAAAATACGCACAAGAGCAAACACCTAATGAGGCTTGTGGTTTGCTTGCAATTATAGATGGCAAAGAAACCTTCTGGCCTTGTAAAAATTTAGCAGAGGGAAAGCATGAATTTTTTATGATTAATCCTGATGATTGGGCAGAATGTGAAGATACTGGAGAAATTATCGGTGTAATACATAGCCACCCTGTAGGGGCTGCAATAGCTTCAGAGGCTGATAAAGCATCTTGTGAACATATTGGGTTTCCATATTACATTTATAGTGTTAATCAAGATCATTGGATTTGTATAGAGCCTACAGCTTGGAAAGCACCTTCACTAATTGGTAGAAAATTTATTTGGGGTAAGTATGATTGCTGGTCTATTGTGACAGATTGGTTAAAAGAAAATAAAAATATAGATATAAAATATTGGCCTAGACCAAAAACATTGAAAGAATTTTCAGAAAATCCAGAATTTGAATATGCTTTACCAAAGCTTAATTTTATAAAACAACAAGATAAAAATAAATTTAAAGAAGGTGATGTATTACTTTTCAAAGGTTATAAAGGCAAAGCAAGTCATGTTGCTGTTTATATTGGTGATAGTATGATATTGAATCACAACTTTAAAGCTTTAAGCTGTAGACAACCATTAAGTCTGGGCTATCAAAAGGCATTACAAGGAGTATATAGATATGCAGCTTAGAACGATAAAAGTATATGGAAACCTTAGAAAATTTTTAGGTAGATCAACATTTCAAGCTGCTGTAAATTCACCTCAACAGGCATATAGTTTTTTAAAAGCAAATTTTGCTGGAATTGATAAACACATGAATAATCATTTATATCAAGTAAAAATGGGAGGCCGTTTAATAACTCAAGACTTTGTTTCTTCAACAAGTCAAGGTGATATTCAAATTATTCCAGTTGCTGTGGGATCAGATTTTGTTGTAGATTTTTTTGAAGATGCTTTCAACTTTGTTGTAAATAATGCAATACCATTTGTTACAGCTTTTGTCACAGGTGGTACAAGTCTTTTGCTAACGACAGCAGCTTTAACTTTGGCAAGTGATTTATTAACACCTGATTTACCAACTAATAATGTTTCTTCAGTTGGTGATACAGACCCAAACATAAGAGGATCATATACTTTTACAGGCATCCAAAACGTAAGTTCTAGTGGTATACCCATTCCTATTTTATATGGATATGTTTATAGCGGTTCAATTTTGATAAGTTCTGGTGTTGACAATGCCCAACTTGTAGCAATGCTATCAAGCACCATGACTTATACACAATCTGGAAACACAATTACTGTTACAGCTAATGGTCATAGTTTCCAAAATGGTGAAAATATAGATGTAAACTTTATAAGTGGCCCTTTAGCTGGTTCAAATATAGATCCAGCAACTTTTGGCGTAGAAAATGTTACTACTAACACTTTCACAATGAGTACAGGTGGTTGGAACTCACAAACATATTCAAATGCTGATAATGTTTTGGAGGTTACAATGAGAAATAAACCATAAAATATCATGCCTAGATTAATTGATGACGAATTATTTGGCAGAGAACTTGATGGTAGGGTTGAAGATCCTGACTTAATAGAAGGCGGTTTAAGAAGTAAAAGCTTTGCAACAGTCGTAGATTTACTGGGATATGGAGAGATCGAGGGATTTAGAAAACCATCAAATACAAATCCAGATACAGCAGATTCACTAGACTTTAGAAGAGATATTTTTTTAGATGGTACACCTATAGTAAATGCTGATGGCAGTTTAAATTTTCAAAATGTAGAGGTTTTTTTTAGGAGTGGAACAGACGATCAAGCTCCACTTGGTTCAATCGACTCTTTTGGCCCTGATCGTATAGAAAACACAATTCCTGTTGGAGTACCAATTCTAAAAGACACATCTGTTGCAAGGTCTATCACAGGTGTACAGGATTCAGATGGAAATGAACTTATTAAACTTTTAAGGGTAACAATACAGATTCCAGCACTGCAAGAGTTTAAAACAGATGGAGATATAGTTGGAACAGAGGTCAAAATATCAATACGAATAACAGAGAATGATGGTACAGTTCATAATCCTGTTGTTGAGGATTCTATAAATGGAAAAGCTACAAGTCCTTATGTAAAAGATTATGAAATTGATTTATCAGAGCCAACATCTGATTTGCAGTTTCCATTAACTGTAACTGTTATAAGAAATACTGATGACAGCACAAGTTCAAGATTACAAAATGCCACTAATCTGCTTTCTATTACAACAATAATTACAGAATCACAATCTTACGCTGGCTTTGCTTATGTCGGAGTAAGGTTCAATGCACAAGAATTTCAAAGTTTTCCCAGACGTATGTATAGAGTCAAGGGAACAAAGATTAAAGTTCCGCATGACACAACTATTGATGTGGATAATGGAAGAGTAATATATCCAGCCGACTATACATTTAACGGCACATTTAAAACAGATAAAGAGTGGTGTTCTGATCCAGCTTGGATTTTATATGACCTATTAACAACAGATAAAGGTTTTGGTGGTACAGATGGTGTGATTGATGCAGATACCCTAGATGTTTTTAGTTTTTATTCTGCAAGTGCATATAATAGCGAACTAATAACAGACCCTATAACAGCAACAACAGAGCCAAGATTTAGTTGTAATATAATTTTAAATCAAAAGAATGATGCTTTTACTCTTATAAATGACCTTTGTTCAGTGATGAGAGCAATGCCTTTTTATAGCGTTGGTTCTCTCACCCTATCTCAGGACAGACCCACTAATACCACAACAAACACATCTGATGCTCAATATATTTTTACAAATGCTAATGTAAGTGAGCAAGGTTTTACATATACAAGTGTTGGACAAAAAGTAAAATTCACTGAAGTTGAAGTTTCATATTTTGATAATGATACACAGACTTTAAATTTTGAATATGTAAGTGCAGATGAAATAACTGCTTTATCAGGTTATACAACAAAATTCGGTAAGATCAGAAAAACTTTAAAATCTTTTGCCTGTACCTCTAGAGGTCAAGCGAATCGTCTTGCAAGATGGTTTTTATACACAAATTTAAAAGAGGCTGAACTTTGTTCATTTAAAGCCACTCTTGAAGCTGGTGTTGTCGTAAGACCTTCAATGATTATAGGAATAGCAGATACTTTAAGGGCTGGTGTTCGCAGAGGTGGCCGTATAAAATCAGTTACCAACACAACCACTATTGTTGTAGATGATGCAAATAATACAGATTTAACAGCAGAAAATTCTGCAACACTATCTGTAGTGATGCCTGATGGCACAACGGAAAGCCGAAGCATATCATCAATATCTGGAACAACTATTACTGTATCCTCTGCATTTTCTACTTCACCACAAGCAAATTCTATCTGGGCTATTGAAAATTCTTCAGTTGAGTTTCAGACGTATCGAGTTTTAGGTATAGAAGAGACAAATCATTGTGAATATAATATTTCAGCAATTATTCACGATACAAACAAATATTCTCAGGTAGAAGATACAACAGTTCCAGCAAATCCAAGAACAATAACTACACTACTTGATGAAAAACCTTCACCAAATAACGCAACTGCCGTAGAACAAATTGTTGCTCTTGACAATAGAGCCGTTTCTAAAATATTTGTTTCTTGGGAACCAGTACAAGGAGTAAAAGAATACCTACTCGAATTTCAATATGAAAATGATAATCCAGAAAGAATAAGACTTTCAAGACCTAGTTTTGAACTTTTTGAATCAAGACTTGGTTCATATACTTTTAAAATCAAATCTTATAATACTTTAGGCAAACTTAGTTCAACAACAACAACAGCAACTATAGAAGCTGAAGGAAAAACAGCATTACCAGCAGATGTGCAAAATGTAAGAATTGAACCTTTATCAGATGAATTTGTAAGATTACGTTTTGATAAATCAACAGATGTTGATGTGGTGCATGGTGGAAACGTGGTGATCCGTAGTTCTAACCTTACAACTGGTGCAACTTTTACTAATTCAGTAGACGTGCTTCCAGAACTTTCTGGAAACGTCAGCGAGTCGATTGTTCCAAATATTGTTAATGGAACTTATATTTTAAAGTTCAAAGATGATGGAGGCCGACTAAGTTCTGGTGAAGCTTCTGTTGTAATGATTCAAACAGTGCCGAATGCGTTTCCAAAACTCACTGTTTTAGAAGATCGAGAGGATAACGATTCCCCACCATTTCAAGGTGCAAAAGTTGACTGTTTCTTTTCTGACGATGTAAATGGTCTTGTTCTTGGTTCTTTAGTAACCCTTGATGATGTGACAGATTTTGATGCAATGGCTGATTTTGATTTTTTAGGTGCTGTAGATATTACAGGAGGATCTTATGAGTTTGCAAATACTTTGGATTTAGGAGGAAAACAACCTTTAAGATTACGCAGACACATGGTCACACAAGGTTTCTATCCTAATGATTTGTTTGATAAAAGAACTGCAAACATAGATACCTGGACTGACTTCGATCAAGCCACTGCCTTTGATGTTGGTGCTTCTCTGCTTGTGGCGACAACAGATTTAGATCCTGACTTATCAGTTTCTGCGACCTATGGACAAAGCGGTACAACTATTACTATCACAAAAACAGATCATGGATATTCTGTTGGTGATTTTGTTGTTATTGACTTTACTGCTGGCTCTGCTACAGATGGAAATTATCAAATTGTTTCTGTTCCTAGTTCTTCGACATTTACAGTGACTTCTTCCACAAGTGCAACCATATCAAGTGGAACATCTTGTACTTATGGAGCAAACTTTAGTCAATTTAATCCTTTTGTTAATGGAACTTATGTTGCAAGAGGTTTTAAATTTAGATGTGAAATGGACACAAATGATCCAGCACAGTCAATAGAAATAGATCAATTAGGTTATACAGCAGAATTAGAAAGCAGAACTGAAACAAGTATTGGTAATGCAGGAGCAACAAATGGTTTAATTGCTTCTGGGACATCTACAAAATCTGTGACATTTACAAACAGTTTCTTCACAGGTCAATCTGGCACTAGCGTACCAGCAGATAGTGTAAAGCCTTCTGTTGGTATAACTATTGAAAATGGACAGGCTGGAGATTTCTTTACTATTCCAAGCATCACATCAACAGGTTTTACAATAAACGTGAAAAATAGAGATACATCTGGAAATGAAACTTTTGTAAATAGAGATTTCAAATATGCAGCAACTGGATTTGGGCGTGGTAGTTAATTTTAAAGTAGGATATACTTAGAGAAAATTTTGGATTAAAACATGAGTGTTCAAAATGATATGGTAATTGACAACGGCACAGGAGCTGCCGTCAGAGCAGATTTAAATTTAGCATTACAAGCATTAGCAAATAACAGTTCTGGTTCTTCTGCTCCATCTACAAATTATGTAAGTCAATTTTTTGCTAATACTTCAACTGGTATTATGCAAATAAATAATACATCTGGAAACGCATTTATAAATTTATTTACCCTTACTGGTGGGCCAGCCTTTGCTGTTGATGGAACGATAAACTCTATAAATATAGGAAAGGGTGCAAACTCTGTAGCTGGTAATACTGCTCTTGGAGAGGGTGCATTAGATGCAGGTTCTTTATCTGGTGGAAATAATACTGCTATTGGAAAAAATGCATTAACTTCACATACAAGTGGAGCAGATTGTGTGGCTATTGGTCAAGGATCACTTGGATCAAATACTAGTGCATCTAATAATACGGCTGTAGGTAAAGATTCTTTAGCAACTAACTCGACAGGAGCAAGTAACACTGGTGTAGGAACAAATGCTTTAGCAAATAGCACAACATCAAGTAACAATTCAGCATTTGGTAAAGATGCTTTAAAACTAAATACAACTGGCGATCAAAATACTGCGGTTGGTACTTTTGCATTAGATGCTAATACTACAGGACAATATAATACAGGACTTGGAAGAGGAAGTTTATCAGAAAATACTGACGCAAGTAGTAACACTGCAGTTGGATATAATTCATTATTGTCAAACACAACTGGAGCGTCAAATGTGGCTGTTGGTGCTTTCGCTTTAGATGGTGCTACTACTGCAAGCAACAACACTGCGGTTGGCTATGGAGGTTTAGGATCTGTTACTACAGGTACATCAAATGTGGCTGTTGGTTTTAATGCTGTCAATCAATTAACAACAAATGGTGGTTGCACTGGTGTAGGTTATCAAGCCCTTCAAAATTGCACTGGTCAAAATAATACGGCTTTAGGTAAGAGTGCAGGAGAAGTAATAACTTCTGGAGAATTTAATACAGCAATTGGACATAGTGCCTTAGATGCAAACACTACTGCAAGTAACAACACTGCTGTGGGTTACAACGCACTGTCGGCTAACACAACTGGAGCAACTAACACTGCTATTGGTGGAGAAGCACTAGAAAGTAACACAACCGCATCAAACAATGTT